CCATAACTTCAGCTATATAGTACATTAGGGTAACCAACCTAATATTTTATGGCAAAGAGAAACGTTGACCTTATTACTGAAGCTTTTGCTGATGTAATGACTAACAGAAGAAAGTATGAGTTAAAAAAGCCAAACGGCGAACTTTTAAAAGAATTATATTTTCCACCATTAACAAGATACGACAGAATACAAGCACAGGCTGCAACTGGTACAGATGAAGCATTAGCAATATCAACAAGACTTCTTTGTCAAATTGCAGAGAATGAAGATGGTTCAAAGGCTTTTGCTTCTGCAGATGCAGAAAATCTGAAAAGATTTTTACCTGAAACAATTTTAAATGATTTGGAATTATTTATGATGGATATTCAGGTTGATATACAAACAGCAAAAAACTAATAAGGCGAGATAACTGGATAAATTTCGAGTTTTTTCTCGCTTCAGAATTAGGTAAAACATTAATTGAACTTAGAAAAAATATTACTGAAGAGGAACTTATATATTGGGTAGCATATTATGAAATTAAAAATGACAGAGAAAAACAAGAAATAAATCGTCAAAAGAACAAAACAAGGTAGTATATAATAAAGGTTATTTGTATTTGTGGCACAATCAACAGTCAGATTAATAGTTGATGCTCAAAATGCCATCAATCCATTAAGAAGAGTAAATGATGCTACAAAAAATTTAAGTAAAAATACAGATAAATTAAAAAATAGGTTAAATAAATCAAACAGAGCCATAAGAGACTCGGGAAGATCTGCAACGGCTGCTGCAGGTGGATTCAGAACTCTTAATAGATCACTTGGACCACTGCTAAAAATATTGGCTGTTATTGGAGCCACAAGATTTGTTTTTATTAATGCTGCGGATATAGAAACACAAAGAAAAAGTTTGGAAGTGCTTACTGGTTCTCTTTCTAAAACAAATGAAATAATAAAAGAATTACAGGATTTTGGTGCTGTTACTCCATTTAAAAGTAGTGAATTAATAGAGCAAACAAAAAGATTAAAGGCTTTTGGATTTCAGACTAATGAGTTAGTTGACACCACAAAAAGGCTTGCTGATGTTGCTGGTGCTACTGGTGCTGATTTACAAGGTATTGCAACTGCCTTTGGACAGATAAGGGCAAAAGGAAAATTACAACAGGAAGAAAATTTACAGTTATTAGAAAGGGGTGTTGACATAACAACTGAACTTAAAAACATAACTGGTTTACAAGGTGAGGCTTTTGAAAAAGCACAAAGACAAGGAAAGATTGGAGCTGATCTTGTAAATCAAGCACTTATAAATTTAACAAATGAAGGTGGTGCTTTTTTTGAAGGTGCTTCTTCACAAGCAACAACCTTAAATGGAAAATTATCAACTTTAATAGATTCAACTGAAAGTTTGGCAAGAACTATCGGTTCGCAGCTTTCACCAGCAATAAAAGGAGCATTAGATCTAGCAACAAAAGGCGTAATAGCTATTGAAAAAATATTTAGTAGATTTGGTGATATTGGAGATGTTGGTTTAGGGAATGTAGCAAAAGCAGAAATGGATGCACAAAGAGATGCAGCAAGACTAACAGCGACCAAGTTTGGCACTGATTTTAAAGGTGAAAGTGTATTTGCAAGTAAAGAAGAGAATAAATTTTTTAAAGAACAATTTGAAATTTTAAAAAAACAAAATATTGAAAGAGAAAAATTAAAACAAAAATCTTTTGAAGAAGTGCAAATTATTGATCAAGTAAATCAAAAACATGAAGAGGGAACAAATAAGATTATTAAAAAAGGAAATGAAATAATTAAAGTTAATCAAAATTTAAAAAAAACAAAAACAGACGCAGATCAATTAAAAGAAAAATTTATGGAAATAGGCCAAAGTGTTGAGGATGGCATTGTTTCTAATCTTACAGATGCTGTGATGGGTACAAAAACATTAGCACAAGCAGCAGTAAATGTTCTTGATAATCTGAAGAGAAAACTTGTAGAGGTTGCCATCCAAAGAGCAGTTTCTGGGATTGGAGGTAAGCTTGGAGGTTTCTTAGGTGGAATTTTTGGCAAGAGAGCAAGCGGAGGCCCTGTATCTGCTGGTGGTGCATATCTTGTTGGAGAACGTGGTCCAGAGATTTTGCAGATGGGTTCAAAAGGTGGGAATATAATTCCAAACAATGCAATAGCTGGTGGAGGAGTTACAAATGTCGTGACTGTGAACGTAGACGCAAAAGGTTCATCTGTGGCTGGTGATGGTTCTGGGGCTGATGCTTTAGGACAGTTGATTGGTGGTATAGTTCAACAAACCCTTGTAAAAGAACAAAGGGCTGGAGGTTTACTTAATAGATAATGGCTACATTTCCATCAATCACTCCTACTTATGGAATGAGAAAAACAAGCTCACCAAAAGTAAAGACAACTCAGTTAGGTGATGGATATGAGTTTAGAGCTTTATATGGTCTGCCTTTATCTCAAGACCCCAAAGTATATGATCTTACTTTCAACGTGTCTGAGACTGAATCAGATGTGATTGAAGGCTTTTTAAGAAGTAGGGTTGCAGATCAGGCTAGTTTTTCGTTTACCCCACCAGCAGAGGGGTTTACAAAAACAGGCACATATTCGCAAAGCACCACTACTGTCACAATCACAATTACACAGCATGGAGTTGCAATTGGTGATGTTTTGACAATTGATTACACTTCTGGTTCTGCAACTGATGGTGATTTTGTTGTTGCCTCTGTGACAAATGATAATGTTTTTACAGTAACAGCTGCTGATAGTGCAACCAACAGTGGCAATGTATCAATAACTCTTTCAGGTGCTGGCAAGTTTGTTTGCGACTCTTGGACAAAAACAATACCTTATAACAATAGAGCGATAATTAACTGTACTTTTAGAGAGGTATTTGAACCATAAATGGCAAATCCTGTTTCACAGCTACAAGAGCTTACCAATAAATCAATTATTGAGTTGTTTTCTGTTGAATTAATACCTGATCTTCATTATACAAAATCAGCAAAAACAGCCACATATAGTCAATCAGGTACAACAATTACTATCACATTAACTGCTCATGGATTTTCTACTGGTTTGATTCTTAGCCTTGATTTTACATCTGGTAATGGAATTGATGGAATTTATACAATACAAACAGTTGCTACAGATACTTTTACTGTTACAGGTACAACCTCACAGTCCACAAGTGGTAATTTATCTTTTAATGTAAATACAACATTAACTGATGCTACAGTTTTTCTTTTTCATGCTGGTAATAACATGAAAGATAGTGGTGACATTGTTTGGCAATCTAATACATACGCAAGGATGCCATGTAGGGCAGAGGGTTTTAAATATTCTGGTAAAGGTTTATTGCCAAGACCTTCTTTGGTATTTTCAAATTTACTTGGAACAATTACAACGATTATTTTGCGTGTTAATAAAACAACACCTTTCATAGATTTACAGAGAGCAAAGGTCACACGCAGACGCACATTAAGCAGATTTCTTGACGCAACAAACTTCCCATCAAATGTAAATCCATACGGAACACCTGATCCAACAGCAGAACTGCCAAGAGAAGTGTATTTTATAGATAAGAAAGCAACTGAAAATAGAAATATTGTTGAGTTTGAAATGGTAAGCAGTTTTGATTTAGCTGGAGTTGGTGCGCCAAAAAAATTAGTAACAAGAGATGACTTTAAAGGTGTTGGAACTTTTGTTAATTTTTAGATATGACTTGGAAAGAATCTTTCAAAAAATACGCACAAGAGCAAACACCTAATGAGGCTTGCGGTTTGCTTGCAATTATAGATGGCAAAGAAACTTTCTGGCCTTGTAAAAATTTAGCAGAAGGCAAACATGAGTTCTTTATGCTTGACCCAGACGATTGGGCAGAATGTGAAGATACTGGAGAAATTATCGGTGTAATACATAGCCACCCTGTAGGGGCTGCAATAGCTTCAGAGGCTGATAAAGCATCTTGTGAACATATTGGCTTTCCATATTACATTTATAGTCTTAATCAAGATCATTGGATTTGTATAGAGCCTACAGGTTGGAAAGCTCCTTCACTTATTGGTAGAAAATTCATCTGGGGAAAATATGATTGCTGGTCTATTGTGACAGATTGGTTAAAAGAAAATAAAAATATAGATATTAAATATTGGCCTAGACCAAAAACATTAAAAGAATTTTCAGAAAATCCAGAATTTGAATATGCTTTACCAAAGCTTAATTTTATAAAACAACAAGATAATAATACCTTTAAAGAAGGTGATGTATTACTTTTCAAAGGTTTAAAAGGCAAAGCAAGTCATGTTGCTGTTTATATTGGTGATAGTATGATATTGAATCACAACTTTAAAGCTTTAAGCTGTAGACAACCACTAAGTCTGGGCTATCAAAAGGCATTACAAGGAGTATATAGATATGCAGCTTAGAACAATAAAAGTATATGGAAACCTTAGAAAATTTTTAGGTAGATCAACATTTCAAGCTGCTGTAAATTCACCTCAACAGGCATATAGTTTTTTAAAAGCAAATTTTGCTGGACTTGATAAACACATGAATAATCATTTATATCAAGTAAAAATGGGAGGCCGTTTAATAACTCAAGACTTTGTTTCTTCAACAAGTCAAGGTGATATTCAAATAATCCCAGTTGCTGTGGGTTCAGATTTTGTTTTTGATTTTTTTGAAGATGCTTTTAATTTTGTTGTAAATAATGCAATTCCTTTTGTTACAGCTTTCGTTACAGGTGGTACAAGTCTTTTGCTAACGACAGCAGCTTTGACTTTGGCAAGTGATTTATTAACACCCGATTTACCAACTAATAATGTTTCTTCAGTTGGTGATACAGACCCAAACATAAGAGGATCATATACTTTTACAGGCATCCAAAACGTAAGTTCTAGTGGTGTACCCATTCCTATTTTATATGGATATGTTTATAGCGGTTCAATTTTGATAAGTTCTGGTGTTGACAATGCCCAACTTGTAGCAATGCTATCAAGCACCATGACTTATACACAATCTGGAAACACAATTACTGTTACAGCTAATGGTCATAGTTTCCGTAATGGTGAAAATATAGATGTTAATTTTATAAGTGGACCTTTAGCTGGTTCAAATATAGATCCAGCAACTTTTGGCGTAGAAAATGTTACTACTAACACTTTCACAATGAGTACAGGTGGTTGGAACTCACAAACATATTCAAATGCTGATAATGTTTTGGAGGTTACAATGAGAAATAAACCATAAAATATCATGCCTAGATTAATTGATGACGAATTATTTGGCAGAGAACTTGATGGTAGGGTTGAAGATCCTGACTTAATAGAAGGCGGTTTAAGAAGTAAAAGCTTTGCAACAGTCGTAGATTTACTGGGATATGGAGAGATTGAGGGATTTAGAAAACCATCAAATACAAATCCAGATACAGCAGATTCACTAGACTTTAGAAGAGATATTTTTTTAGATGGTACACCTATAGTAAATGCTGATGGCAGTTTAAATTTTCAAAATGTAGAGGTTTTTTTTAGGAGTGGAACAGACGATCAAGCTCCACTTGGTTCCATCGACTCTTTTGGCCCTGATCGTATAGAAAACACAATTCCTGTTGGAATTCCAATTCTTAAAGACACATCTGTTGCAAGGTCTATCACAGGTGTACAGGATTCAGATGGAAATGAACTTATTAAACTTTTAAGGGTAACAATACAGATTCCAGCACTGCAAGAGTTTAAAACAGATGGAGATATAGTTGGAACAGAGGTTAAAATATCAATACGAATAACAGAGAATGATGGTACAGTTCATAATCCTGTTGTTGAGGATTCTATAAATGGAAAAGCTACAAGTCCTTATGTAAAAGATTATGAAATTGATTTATCAGAGCCAACATCTGATTTGCAGTTTCCATTAACTGTAACTGTTATAAGAAATACTGATGACAGCACAAGTTCAAGATTACAAAATGCCACTAATCTGCTTTCTATTACAACAATAATTACAGAATCACAAGCTTACGCTGGCTTTGCTTATGTCGGGGTAAGGTTCAATGCACAAGAATTTCAAAGTTTTCCCAGACGTATGTATAGAGTCAAGGGAACAAAGATTAAAGTTCCGCATGACACAACTATTGATGTAGATAATGGAAGAGTAATATATCCAGCCGACTATACATTTAACGGCACATTTAAAACAGATAAAGAGTGGTGTTCTGATCCAGCTTGGATTTTATATGATCTATTAACAACAGATAAGGGTTTTGGTGGCACAGATGGTGTTATTGATGCAGATACTTTAGATGTTTTCAGTTTTTATTCTGCAAGTGCTTATAACAGCGAACTTATAACAGACCCAATTACAGGAACAACAGAACCAAGATTTAGTTGCAATGTAATTTTAAATCAAAAAAACGATGCGTTTACTTTAATAAATGATCTTTGCTCAGTGATGAGAGCTACACCATTCTATAGCGTTGGGTCTTTAACACTATCTCAGGACAGACCCACCAACACTACAACAAACACATCTGATGCTCAATATATTTTTACTAATTCTAATGTTAGTGATCAAGGTTTTACTTACACAAGTGTTGGACAAAAAACAAAATTCACTGAAGTTGAAGTTTCATATTTTGACAATGATACGCAGACTTTAAATTTTGAATATGTAAGTGCAGATGAAATAACGGCTTTATCAGGTTATACAACAAAATTTGGAAAAATTAGAAAAACTTTGAAA